GATACATTTCCGCAGCAAACCTTTCAGTCGCATTGGTCTTACTCTTCCTTGCCACTTCGGATTGTGCGCAAAGAAATTTTTTGATTCAGCGTACAATATCAAAGGACACCGTACCCCTAACAATAGATACGCCTAAAAAATGTACAGCATCAATGTCATCATTAGGGTTGAATCGTGAGATCTTTCAATCATCACCAAAAGAGTAGTTAAGATTCAATTTCATTCAAGCATTGACTTTGACATGATTAACTAACTTTACTATTTTCGCACTTTCGCCTTTAAAGCCCATTTTTACATCGTCACCCATGAATGAAAAAACACATTCATCAATATCTACGCCCACAAAAAAAGGACATGTCTTTAGAGTAACTATTCAAAATAAAAAGTTGCAGATACTATTGAGGATGGTTGTATCACCCCCTCCAGAGTTCATCCCGCCCCGAACACGATAAACATGTCCGTTCGGATCTATGAAACACCAGTCATTGTGTAACTTTTGGAGGAATGAAAAAATATTTTCAAACTCCTGAGACGCTGGAAAGCAATCCCTGAAGATATAAATGGCAGCACTAACAACCTGGGGAGGTATGTTTTGATCATATTTATTACCATCACACTCCAATAGTACTTCGCACTCTTCGAAGTTGTATAGTCGGCCTCATCCTTTGTGTGTCATAGATTGACCGATTCACAGACAGCTATTCTTTTTGAATTCGGCACCAGCTTCTCTAATTAAAAATTGACATAATGTAGAAACAAAAACAACAAGAGTAGCGTCCATGACACTAACTATACGAGTTTGCATATCCTTACCATTCATTTGGTCCTCCATGCTGAAGGTGGTAACTTTCTCCCTACCTCCGATTTCTACGGGTATTTTTCATTCCCGTATGGTACCATCACAAATACCTTTGTATAGCCACATCGAAGTGGCTAGAATACTCCTAGCAAAAGCGCCTTTCTTTTGACCATAAACCGGTGAAGATAGTTTACTTTCTTTTGCAAGTATTTTGTATAAAATGCCAGGAGATGATTCGGGAACAATACTTGTGAAACGAATATCAGCGGCGGTCGGTCCTAGTGGAAATGTTGGAAGTCGTAGTAACTCCCTATGTTTGTGGACAATCTTTAAAATTGTCTTAGTCTTAAATAGACACGGTTTTATTTCTTGCATGTGATTTCAAGCAAGATAATGAGAAAATCAGCTGGGACTTACGGCGGCGTAAGTTCTACCACCCATTACTGATTCTCGCATCTTCTCAGGCATATCGCATAGCATAACAGCGAGCATTGAAGATGGGGATTGTTGAACGACCTTCGAGTCGCCTAGAGTTCCGGTGTAATTAAATTTGCCGAGATACGATTTAGCAGTTCCGCTTTTCAAAGAACCATACTTGCCACCATGAAACTCATCCGGATTACTCCAAACAGGTTTAAGATAGCCAAATGACCCTATGTCACCTCTAAGTACATAGGAATTACGCAAGTTTGATACACCTTTCTTTTTGTAATTT